ATCACCTAATTGATATGCCTCCATAGACTTGCCTACAACTCTACCCATGGCTCCTTTGTTTGAAAAAAGATGTGCAAATATATTATCAGATGTTGTTCCTTGTATTACGGTCTTACCACCTAACTTAGATCCACCCATAAGTTCTGGTATCATTTGCTCTAGTTCCTGTGCAATTGTAGAAGAGTCTATTGCACCATTGTCTAAAGCTTCTTCTAAAACTTCTTTTAATTTTTTTGGATCTTTTGTTTTACCAACAAGATCATCAAACAATATTCTAAAATTGTCCGCAACTGATGCACCTGATCCTACATGCCCGTTTGCTGTTGCAAACATAGCAGCTGTAGTTATATTACGCATCTGTGTCATCAAAGATAATACTGTTTTGTTCATCTGTATACCCGCCTTGATTGCAAGCGCAGATTTCATAAAAGGTAATTTTAATAGTTGGTCCATGATCAATGTGTTATCTTTCATGGCTTTTGCTATCTCTGGTAAAGTTAACATAGGTTCTTTGCCAGTCTTAAATATTTTTTGTAAATCTAAGTTGTATGGTTTGGCTACTTTTATTTCTACCAAATCTCTTGGAGATGTAATTCCATTTTTCTTTGCAAAATCAATATATTGTCTTCTGTTTCTAAATATAAAATTATCTATACCAAAATCAGCTATTTCTCTGTAAGCTTTAAAACTATTTGCTGTATGTGCCATCTCAACAATAGTGTCCATAATAATCTGTTTTGGATCTTCGACTTTGCCTAATAACTTGGCTATCGCATCAGGTAATGTTTGTTCATCACTAAAAAATTTATTAAATGTAGTTTTAGGTATTTTTAATTCTTGTGCTGCATTTGCAATAGCTTTTAATCTTTGTGCTGGTGTTGATCCTTCAGATCTTCCTATAGCAAGAATTCTATTTACCATAGCAGTTGCTTCTACTTTTGCATCAGATGGTGATATATTTTTGTTAAATGATTTTTGTAGTTTTGTAAAATAATCTATCGCAGCATTGTATTCTTCTTTTGGTGCTCGATATCTATTATTTTTAAATATCTCATAACCCTGGTGTAGATATCTACCCATGTTTTTTATGATGTCATCTTTAACATTCATAGTTTTTAATATAGGTGATAGTTCTAAAGTGTAATCATCAATTAATTTTCTAACTGCAAAAGAGGATGAACGTAGAGATTCTGGTAATTTATTTAATTTTATATTACCACGCATATACTCTAACACATCAGACCAGTACCTAAGTGCTTGATTAGCTGTGTTTGTATTAAATAATATATCATTAAACCCAGCGTCTGCTAATTTATACATCTGTCTATCTAGGTCTTTTAAAAATATATCTGTGGATTTTTTTGCAGATTTATTTAATCCATCTAATTTTTTAAGTTCGTTTCTGGTCTGCACATTAAAAGGTCCACCAGATTTAAAATTTTGTGCAAACTGATCTATAGCTCTTAATATTGAAGACTTTACACCTGCACCATATTCAGAATATTTCCAAAGATCTGCTCTTGGTATACCTGATTTTGTTAAACCTGTGTCGGCAACTTTAGATATGGTTCTAAATAATCTAGGTATCTGACTTTTTTCACTGGCTAAAACTCTTGATATACCTGTAATTGTTGGGCCAACTACATTAGATAGTATGACACCAGATCCTGTAGATAACGTTTTTACAGAAGGACCTATTAATTTAAGCGAACCTAAAAATGCTGTGCCCTCTGTACCAAACTTTAATTTGTTTCTTAACACAGCAGCTGCATATTCTTTTGGATTTGTAATACCTTCTAAACTTTCAAGTTTTGTATTAGCCAAAGCTCTTTCTAAAAAGTTACCACTCTCATCTCCAAATATCTCTCCGACAGATTTTTGTCCTGTAGCAGAAACCGTAGTGTCTGCTGCAAATGCAGGTAATACCCAATAACCACCATACTTTGCAAGATTAACTCCATAGTTTGCCGCTTTGTTTGTGGCTGCAACAGCCGCAGCTCTCTCTGCAAGTTTTGTTTTAGCTGCCTTACCAAATAATTTTTTTGCTATCTTCTGTGCAACAGCAAAACCTGTACCATATTGTGTTAGTAGTGAGGTAAACTTTGCAACACCACCCGCATCTTCACCATAGATATCGTCAAGAGACATCTCAGGTAAAGCTTTCTGCACATTGTCTAATGTTTCTGTATCAAGATATAAATCTGATAATGCAGATACTGTTTCTGCTGTTCCTCTTACCGCTGTGTATAAACCTTGACCCGGACCAATAACTGCCTGGGTAAGTTTAGACTCCATAACTTTTTGTCTAGCCTTATCACCTGCCTCATCTTTTCTATACAAAGCATCGTATGAACCCTTACCTAAAAAATTAAAATCTGCAAATCTACCAAGATCTTTTTTGTCTGCTATATCTGTAAAATTTCTACTATCTTTAAAATATTCTGAATAACCCTCTTTCTTATATTCATCTAAAAATTGTATTACAGGTGTCGGATCGTTTCTAAATATGTTTAAATATCTATCTACATCAGCTTGTACCTCTGCTGGTAATTCTAATACAAAATCACTGTAAGCCTCATCTAATACTGCAGAGGGTTTGTTAGCATCTTCTCTTGCTTCGATACCTGGTCCGTATATTCCTACTGCTAGTTTCTCTAAAAATGTTCTATCTAGTGGATCTTTGTCTAAAGCTCCCTGTAAAAAAGGTCGTATCTGTGGTTTTTTACTCTCGTCCATTGGCCTCCTTATACGGTAGACACATCAATGTTCATTGAGACATTATATTTCTGATTGAACGATGTTACGTCTTCTTGGTTTTCAATACTTGCAAAGTCTGCAAAAGCCTCTTTGTTATATGCAATTAATTTTACAACATCATCTGGTATTTCTTGTGGTAATCTAGCTCTTAACATGGCGTATGCATCATTACCTTGACCTTGTGTTTCCATAGCCACATCTTTTCTTTCAACAGCCATAGGACTCATCATAGGTTGTTCACCTGTCATAGGTGTACCCATAGCTCTGTTAACTCTACCACCTTTTGCAAAACCCATAGAGGCTTTATAATCCTCTACTGCTTTATCTAATTGCGAACCACTAGGCGTTGCACCATATAGATCTATAAACTCTGCTCTTAAATCAGCTCTGAGTTCATCTTCTGTTTGATAACTAGAACCAATAGTTAATTTTAATCTTCTATTTATTTTTCTTTTTTGATCTCTGTACACTTCAGGATCTAGCGTATCTTTTTGTAATTCTAATTCACTTAAAGCTTTTTCAAGTTTATCTAATTTAGCAAACTTCATTTCAAAAACTTTTTGAGATCCAGAACTTGTTGGTTTTAAAGCTTTAGCAAATGCAAGATCTGTTGTTGGATCTAACGCTTTTAGTTCTAATTTTTTCTTTGCTCCCAATGCAGGTAAAGCTATTTCAGTTCCTGACATTGCAATATTTTGTAATATATCTAATGGGTTGTTAGATTCCTCTGTAGCTAAAACATTACCAACTCTACCTAAAGCTTGCAAATTAATTAAATTATTCATGTCAGCCATTTTTTTTTGTCGAAGATTATAATTTTCCATAGCTCTGCTTAAAAAGTCTTGATAAGTAGTTGGTCCTTCAGCATAGTTTGCTCTACCATCTGACATGTTTACTTTCTCATCTAAACCTGATGTGATACCTGTACCCTGAGAGGCAGCTTTTCCTCCCATTTTAAACATAGGTCTTTGCATAACTTTATAATTCATATCTATCCAAATAGTTTACCTAAACTAAATGCTCCTATTCCTGCTTGCAATGCTCCAGCTAGTGGACTTTGTTGCGGTGCTGCTGGCCCTGTTTGAGTTTGCACTGATCCTAACATACCACCTACTCCGGCTAACCCTTGTCCAAACCTTGCAAGTCTATCAATCGGTTCAAATGCAGCCATTCGATTTGCACCTGTTTGTGCGTCTTGTATTGCTTGTCTAAACGCTAGATCACCTTGTCCTAGGCCTTGTGCCATACCTATTGCACCAGCTGCTAATTGTGGTTGTGTTGTTGCAAAACCAAGTTGTTGATTAGCAAGTCCTGATTGTAATCCTGCTAATGCACCTTGTTGTTGAAATGCTTGTGCAGCTAACTGATTAGCTTGTGTAAATCCTGCTTGATTTAATTGTGCCTGTAATAATGCTCTGTCCATATCAGATTTTCTATCGTACTCTGCAAGTTGAACACCTGTTCTACCTGCACCTAACGCACCTAATTTAGCGGCAACATCACTAATACCTTGTCTTCTTGCCTGTGCTTGTTCATCAAACTGTGCAAGTGTAGCGTCTCTCACTGCTGTTTGATATGGTGATTCAAATGCTTGATAAGCAGTTGGACCTGTTCTAGTCGCTGCTGCTTCAATCATTGGTGATACACCTTCTAGAGTAGTTTGTGCTGTATCTAAAAATGGTTGAAACCCTGAAACACCAGTTCCTGTTACACCAGTTACAAACCCTTTGTCAGGATCAAATTGTAGTGTGCCAAGACCAGCTTGTGTTGCTGCTTGTTGTTGTGCTTGTTGTTGTAGTGCACCTAATCCAACTACAGATGGTGCAAATTTAGATGTGTCTAATGCTTGACCAGCTTGTGCTGTTGCACCTTCTAAAAATTTTTCTATACCAGGTTTTAAATAATCTGGTGCTTGTTGTATTTGTGTTACTGTTTCAGCCATTATGCCATCATTCCTTTCGCTTCAGGTTTTGATTCTAATTGTTTCATAGTTTGATACATTTTTTTAGCACCTTTGTTGACACTACCACCACCTGCTGCTCTTACAGCATCGGCAGTAAATACAAATTCGTTTTTGCTTAATCTAGCAGGCACGTCATCGGCTTTTTCTTTTGCGCCATATGGCATGAAACCTCCTGTATACCTCATATCTGCTTCAATTGGAAGCCCTCCCAGACCACTTTCTTCAGCCGTAGGTTTTGTTCCAAGAGCCAAGTTTGCTCGGCCACCCTCTTTTGCCATCATAATACCTTTTCTGTCTTTTTGTTTTTTTAAATATCTATCTATGTCTAATAGATCCATGTATTCATCAAATTCCATGTCGGCAGGTATCTCTCCTATTTTTTTAAGACGTAAAAATTCTTCAAAAGCTTCTCCCATTGCATCATCATAACCGTATGATGCCATTTTTTTATCTGGTAATACAGGTCCTGTAGGTTTTGGTCCAAAAGGATTTATAGGTTTTGTTGGGTCTTCTGGTAATACTGGCTTATCATCATCGTCACCGCTACCCATTGCATAATTAGTTCTCATCAGACCGCCATCCTTAGCTCTAAATTGTTCTGGTACGTCAAATATTCCTTGTGGTAATGATGAAAATAATTCTACCCCTCTTTCATAATCGTCAGAGTTTCCTGTGGCAGCTACTAGTGCATTTCCTGCCTCTTCAGGTGTTTTAGAATTTTGTATTAATGATAATGTTCCAATACCTAGTCCTGCTATTTTAGATTTACTAAAACCACCATCTCCATCACCTAATAATAAACTACCTAATTTACTTTGATCCCTAAAAGCTTTAACATTATCTAAAACACTACCTTTATCTTTTCCAAATTGAAACATTTTACCACCTGATCCAAGTATACCTGTTGTTTCAGGTCTTGTAATTGTTTCACCTATTAAACCAGGAGCATTAGGAGATAGTTGAGCTCCAGCTATTTCTGCTGATGGAGCACCAAATAAAAATTGATTTGATTTAGGAAAAGTTTCTGCAAAAAAACCAGCATCGGTTTTACCAAGTTTTTTATTTAATGAAGGAGCTGCAACTAACGCTAGATCTATAGGACTAATTCTACCAGTCTGTTTTGCTGTACCTAATAGGTATGCTGCTTCTCTATACCCTGGCGGCAAAAAAGGTGCAGCTGTTCTCATGATACCTGCAATCTCTTTCGGTACTATTTTCTTAGCTACCTTTGTAAAAGGTTTAGTTACTTTTCTAGTCAGCTTTTTAACAAAGCTTCCGAGTCCGTACATCTGTCTGGGTTGTTGCATTCTAGATATTGCCATCGTACTATTCTATTTTGTTTCTCCGAATAAATCAAGGCTGGGCATGATTATCCTGACATCTTTTCTTATATCAGACTCTGTGATTCCTTTGGCTTTCCACTCAGAATCGTCCTTATATACCTCGCCTGTCTTCATGTTTGTTATTGTTGTTATAATCTCTTTTGGTTCTATTGTTGGGATGTCTTTCATTATGTTGTTACCTCTCGTGGCTGTATTTCTAATATAGAGGCTATGACGTGCAGCTCGTTCGCGTCAGCAGCCTGTACTTTAAGCACCTCACTCTCCTCCATTACAAGAGGTTGTGTTAAAAGTTCTGTGGTTGCTTTGGATGCTATTGCCTTATCTTTAAATAGATTAAATATAGCGCCACTAGCGTTTACCAAAGTTATAGTTATCGTGGATCCTGATCCGGCGTCCTCGGATACTAACAATGATTTTACAACAGCTGTCTTGAAACTAGGCACTGTATACAGTGTAGTAAGATCTGTTGTCGTTAAATCTGTTTTTTTATTTATAAAACTATTAGCCATTATTGTAAAAAGAAGTTAAATGCTTCTACCTCGTCTTTTAATTCTTGTTGAAATGTTGTGTTTAATTTTTCTACGATCGCATCAAGATCTCTAACCTGTGCCTCTGCTGTTGGCAGATCATACTGTTCGCTTGGTCTTGTTAATACTTGTACTATCTTAGCCATAACTAATATCCTCCCATTCCTGCTGCTGCATCAGATTGAGCTGCAGCTGAAGCGCCTGCATCATGACCTTCACTAAATCCGCCTCCTCCGCCTCCTCCAGTATAAGCATCATATTCATAGTCTAACTCTTTAGCTTTTTGTTTTGCTGCACCTATTTTTGCAGCTTCTTCTCTTGCTTTTTTATCTCTTCGTCTTTGTAAAAAGTCTGCAATACTAGTTGATCTTCTAAATGTATCGAAACCTGTATCACCCCTTAGATCAACACCACCTCGTATTCCTGTTAATCCTCCTTTACCTGCCAATGCTCCTAAACCTCTGGCTATTAATGAAACAATAGGATTTCCTGTTATTAAACCGAGAGCGCTTATCCCCAACTGTTTTGCAAATTGTTTATTAAAACCTGGTTTAGCTTTTTCTGCAAAAGTTTCATAAGGTTCTGTTGTAAGTCCTGCATCATCTAAAGACATTAGTCCTACTTTATTTAATGCTTCTCTATTTTTTGCTGCGTTTATAGCTGATTTTACACTATCTATATCGACTGTTGGTTCGTTAGCCATAGCGCTAGATCCAAACAAGTTATCTAAACCAAAAGAATTAGCAAACGTTACATCATCAATATTAAAATCTTTTACATTTTGATTATAAGTATCCATGTCAAAACCTTTGCCAAGCATACCCTGTATATCTGCATCTGATTGTACTTTTGCATCTTCAATCGCTTGCCCTAGTGTATAACCTCCAGGTCCATCTAATAAAGCTCTACTTACCTCTTGACCATATTGATAACCTTTTGCCAAAGCTGGACCTAAAAAAGAAGTTGGAGTATTTATCCCACCAGGAACAAAAGCGGGAAATCTTTGTGCAAAATCAAATCCTTTCATCTGGTGTGCGGTTGAAGGACTTCTATTTAATGTATCTAATGTTTCAGAAAACATAGCGTGTTTTGCAAATGCATCTAATATACTCATTATCGTCTACCGTCCGGTTGTATATCTAACCTAAAAGTTCCAAGTTTCCAACTTTGACTAGATGCTGTGTTTTCTACTTTTAGCGCAATAGCTCTTGCTCTTGCACGTGTGTCTACTTTTTGTGTAGATGATGAAATAGTAAAAGGTCCTAATGATGAACTAGCTTGACTATCATTTGGAAAATTTCTTAATTGCAATGTAACTTGTGTATTACCAGTTTGTGAAATAAAGTCAGGTATAAATCTTCTTATCTTCATTATAAATTCACCATCTCCTCTAATATCTGCTATACCTGTTGACTGACCGCTTAGCCCTCTTCTCTGACTTATATCAAAATCTCCAGAAGATATATTTGCAGTTATTGCAGTTGTAGCACCGCCTTGAACTTGATCAGTCCCTGTTTCGTGTTGATAATATATTGTTCTGCCTTCTGTGTTGCCCACCACATCAAAAGACGAATCATTTCCTGCAGTGTATTCTGTTGCATGTGGGCTACCAAATACTGCGGAATCTTCCCACATAGTTCTAGCTAATGTGCCAACAGTCCACACAGGTCTTTGTGGTGATGAGTCAAAATAATTATAACACACCATTCTATTTACAACACTAGACCCTGTTGTTGGATAGAACCACATGACCTCACCAAACAGATTGTTTAGTCCTGCGGATACCATTTGATTACCAGATTCTAAATTTATATTATCGTAAACATGATCCTCTACCAAACATGGTAAAGATTCTAATTTACCAGCGTATCTAAAAAAACCATTCTCTGACATCCAGTATGCGGAACCATCAACTTCTACACATGCATTTTGTCCAACAAGTCCGCAGTGTGTTCCAACTTGTGCAAACGCAAATGTAAATGGTTGACCAACAAAACGTTGTGTAAACAAAGCTGTGTCAGTCCAAACAAGAATCGAATCTCTACCTCTGATAGCTCCTCTGATCTGTGATCCGTCAGCCAGTCTTTGTGTACCAGCTGTATTGGTTGCTGTTGGTGTATAAGTGTTTATATCTTCTTGATCTGAGAATCTTATAAACATATCGTCTTGTGTAGATGTATCTCCGATGGTTGTCTCTGTTCCAAAAAATACCAAGTGTCTGTCCGGTGTAGAAACCAACATGTGTCTTGATGCAGTTGGTGCATTATTTATAATAGTGGCTCTGGTGTTTTCTGCCCCAGCTGCTGCAGAGTTCCATTCGAACACCGCACTATCGTGAATTAAACAAATCGCTTTGTCACCAAAATTATCTAATGACCACATGCCAGGTTCTAATACCAAGTCACCTGATGCTGCTTCACCCCATGCCACAAAGTTTGTTGTGCTAGTAACAGTATCCCCCGCACCATGCGATGCAGCGTCTGTTCCTCTAACTTCTCTCGTGACTCCTGTCAATTCATTAGATGTGCTTATACCTGTGTATGATATTTCCTCTGTTCCTACCTTTATAAAGTTTGTACCCGTATCTGGAAACTGTGATACATCAGCTAATGTAATACCTGTTGTAGTGGTAGAGTTGATAGCCCCAGATAAAGTTGTTGTAGGTTCCCCTGCTACCTCACCACCAAAAGTTCCAAGAGACCAACCAAAACCTTTTGCTTGCACCGCTGGTCCTACAGGATAATAATGTTGTACCCTAATACCACCCGATGTTGTTGCACCAGATCCTGCTTCTGCTGATGGCATTGTGATTGTAATAGTTGTGGCATTAGGAACGGTAGTTACCATAAATTTTTTGTCGTTGAAATCTGCAGCTGCAAAATTAGAATTAGTTATTGATGAAAAGTTGTCTAATAAAATTATGTCTTGTGCTCCTATACCATGATCTCCACTGAAAGTTATTGTAACAGATGTTGATCCGTTAGTCGTGGTGAATGCACTTGTGAGTGTTGTTGTAGATTTAATAGGATGTATGTCATAATATACTCCACCAGAAAATGCATATAAAATTCTATTTGTGCCAATAATTGCATACTTTCTAGCTTTACTATTTACAAAATGATGAAGTCCTCTACCTGCACCAGTAAGAGCATCGTCTCCTAGTTGTTTCCAGCCACCTATCTTTTCAGGTGTGCCATATCTAAAACGAACATTATCACAATCTATCCATTGTGATTCTGCTCCAGTAGCCGTAACTTGTTTATTGATTCCGGGTGCAAAACCTATCTTTTGTAACATATGACTCCATTATAATACTATTTTGCAAATGAAGGTAGACCTAGTTTAGGTCTGCCATCAAACATATTCTTATTAGCAAATGGGCCATTTACATGATTATAATGTAGAAATACCTGACCGCAAATGTCGCCCTCAAACGGCTCTCGCCAATGTTCGAGTTCACAGCCACTATATACTAGCATATCACCTACTTCAAGCAAGACTTTTGTGCCTTTGGGTGCATCAGGCTTATGTATGTTCTTATACTCGTCTACGACGTTGTCAGACCCCGTACCGTCGATAAATATAGGCCAGGGAGCTCCACCTAGGTTTATCGTGGTTGATATTTCACAAGAGGGCCTATCCTTATGTCTTTTTAATATGTCCCCTTTTTTATACAATCTAGCGTAAGAGTAAGTAGGTATTAATTCTAATTTTGTTTCTTGTTTCATTTTAGGTAACACTTTCATCAGCAATGTCTCCATTACCATATCTGCATAGTGAGAGTATGTATTAGGAACTTGTTTGTCTCCCCAAGTTCCAAACATGCCAGTGTCATATATAACATTATTTTTATACATAAACTCTACAGCATCTCGTTTAAGTAAAAAATAGTTAAATATAAAATTCGCTAATTCAAAAGATATTGCATTTTTTATAATTTGATATTTAAACATTAAATCCTTTCTGTATAAAATTAAAAGATACTGATATCCTTATATCATTGCTTTGGTTTGGTTCAACACAATGCCATAACCATGCAGGAAATATAATCATTCTACCCTCTAGTGGATCTACACGAACCTCTCTCCATAGATGTGAGGGAGGTGTTCCTTCTTTTCGTCTTGGCATAACCATATGTGCCGTTGCTCTTGGTTCGTTAAATACTATCTGTCCAGAGTTTTTAGGTGCTTTAATATAATACACTCCACTAAAATGACTATTAGGATGCACATGTGGTCTGTTATACCCACCTGGTGGATTTATGTTTGCCCACATGTTTCCAATAATAGGTTCGCTATCCAACCACTCCTCTTGAAATATCTCCATCTGCATTTTAAATAATTCATCTACTAATGGTTTAAATACTGATATCTCGTGCATATTAGTTTGGCTATGCCAACCATTCATATTTGTTCTTTTTACACCTTGATCTTTTTTAGACCATTCAACAACCTCTCTTTCAAAGAGTCTATTATCGAGATTAACATCTTTAGCGTATATGATAGTCGGAAAGTATGCAGCTTTAATCATTTAAACGGTGTGCCTCCAAACCACATAACTAAAGATTTTCTATTACCACGTATTACTGGTGCAACTCTGTGTCTGATAAATGATGCAAAAAATATTGCTTGACCTTGTTTTAATTTTACAGACTTGCCTTCTTTCATTAATTCTAAATCACCACCCTCAAATTCATTTTGTGGAGACAATAAACAAGTCATAGATATTTTTCTAACCGGTGGTTCGTTTTGCATGTTCACATCATTGTCAACATGCCAGTCATAGAATCCTCCTTCTGGATATTCTGTATACTGTGCCATCTCTGTAATCTGCATTCCATCAAAACCAAAATGATTACCGTTTGTCTGTTTCATAGTTTTTTCAATTTGTTTATACATCTCATGCATTTTTTTAAATGGTATCCAACTAATGTGTGAGGTTCTTGTTTTAGTATCTATCACACCACCTTTACTTCCTCTATCAGATCCAACTGATGCATCATTTCTAGGCTCACTTCTTCCTGCGTTGATTATCATCTGACACTGTTCAGGTGTAAACATAGGTTCGTTAGTCTGAACTATAAAGGATCTCCAACGTGGTTCTGTTATCATGCTGCGCCTCTATTCTTTATTGGATCAAATTTAACATCACAGTTTGCGGCAAGTGTTCTTCTAATCTCATTCGTTCCATTAAATGGATATACCACATGTCTCATGTCATATGGAAAGATGTAAAAATCTCTAAGATCCATTGGTGGTTGATAATCTACCTTTGCAAACTGACCATTAGCTGCACCTAGTATTTGTAATCTTCCATTCTGTTGCACGTGTCCTGCTGAATATTCTCTACCATATGTTGATGGTAATTTTAGAATCATCACACTAGATAAACCCGTAAACAACATACCTCTGTGTATGTGTGCAGGATTATACTCGTGTTGTTTCATTTCGTTAACCCAGATAGAATTAAGATGTAAATCGTAATCTCTTATCTTATTAAATGCTAGATAGTGTTTAAACATTTCTAAAAAATAATGTGTGACTGTTCTAGGTAATCTGTTATGATTTTTCATCTTTGTCTGATCAGCTCCATGATAGAATAACGAGTGCTCATCCTCTATCTTGCCAACCAACTGTCCATTAGCTTTATCTAATCTGTTTTTATTAACTTCATAGATGTGATTGATTGTGTGAAAGACATCAAGTGGCACCTGATATTTTAAAACTGATTGACCTAAAAATATAAAATCAAACTTTGGGTTTGTCATCTTGAGTAATTTGTTCTTTCTCTTTGTAACTACTTTCTAATTCACCAGATTTTTTTATCCTCTGTAATGATTGTAATTGTCCCATTACATTAAATATCTCTGCCTCACTTGAGTTTTGATTTAATGTTTTTGCTTTTTCAGCATACTGTAATCCATAAGATTCTAATTGATGAACATTTACATCTTTGTCATTAAACGATCCATCGTTAAATTCTTTCTTTAGTTTAGACCACATTTTAATTTCTCTCATTCTATGTCTCGCAACTTTTTCCATTGATGCTTTACCAAACCTAGCCTCATCTAGATCTATCTGATATTTGGTTCTCTTATATTCGTCCTCTTCGTTATCAATTTTTTTTTCTAACCAAGTGATTTTTGCCTCGTTTCTTCTGTAATCAAATGACAAAGCCATAAGATTATCTAGATAACTGGATTGTTCTCTGACACACTGCCAATACTTTGCAGCTTTTGTTGGGTATCTATTATCCTGTAGTACAGAAAACCTTGCCTCTGTTTCTGTTCGAAACATTTGTTTCTTGGTCCATGTGTCACGAAGCTCGTCCACCATACCTTTAAACGATGATAGATCTTCCTGTGATAACAGATTGTTTAGATGAGGTTCCTCACCCTGTATTACTTCTCTTACATCTTTTTTCATATCTTTATATCCTTCTATACTTTCTTATATACTCTATTTAAAAATTATTACAAGTATTAAGAAGCTGTAAATGTCACTGTTGTGAGAGTAGGAGCATTCCATTCTTCTGTAAGAGCTCCAGGAGGATAACCACCTCCAAAAGCAACAGCTGCAGTAATTGTTCCTGTTCCCTCAAGAGCACTTCTAGGTGAATTTAAATCGTTCGTTTCAGTCCAAGCTGATCCATTCCATTCTTCTGTCGCTGCCGTTGCAGATGGTGTAGCACCACCAAAAGCCAAAGAACTTGTGTTACTAGCTCCTGCAGAACCTAAAGATCTTCTAGCTGTGTTTAAATCTGCAACTTCAGTCCAAGCGCTTCCATTCCATGACTCTGTCAAAGCATAAATAGGAGTGTCCCCTCCAAAATATAAACCTGAAGTTAAAGTTCCATTTGCTGCAGCGTTTCTTCTTGCTGTATTTATGTCTGCTACTTCAGTCCAGCTGCTTCCATCCCAAGATTCTACCACAGCGGTTGAAGCTGTATCATAACCTCCTATGCTTAATGCAGAGGTATTGCTAGCACCCAAACCTTGATTTAATTGTCTTGCAGTATTTAAATTTGCAACTTCAGTCCAGCTGCTTCCATCCCAAGATTCTGTGTTTGAAGTGTAATTAGGAGTCCCGTCATCTCCACCATAAGCTAATGCTGATGTTTGAGTTCCATTACCTCCAAACTCCTGTCTTGCAGTGCTCATGTCAGCGACTTCAGTCCAACTAGATCCATCAAAAGTTTCTGTTTTTCCTGTTCTAGGCGGTGATCCACCAAAAGCTAAACCTGCTGTTTGTGTTCCTGCTGAAGACGCAGCACCTCTTCCAGTATTCATATTTCCACTAGTAGCCCAAGTTCCTGCAGGATTAGATGCTAACCCTTTCATAACTTGTTCAGTTGAATTGTACCACATCTGTCCACTAACAGGTGCAGGTGGATCTGTTGTGACTGTTATTATATGTGTTCCGCGTATGTCTTTGTATGTTGTCATAATTAATCTGTACTTATTGTCTTATCAGTATTACTTGTTGAACTCCACTCTTCTGTTACTGCTGTCACTCCGCTAGATGGACCTGTTCTACCAGCAGCTATGAAAGCTGATGTTGATGACCCTCCAGAACCAGCACCATCTCGGTCTGTACTAAGGTCTGAGTTTTCTGCCCAACTAACTCCATTCCAATCTTCAGTATTTGATAAACTAGCTCCATCTGGTGGGTTAGTATCTCCACCGATAGCTAGGGCTGATGTGTATGTCCCAGCACCATTTAAAACATATCTTGCAGTATTTAAATCATTAAGTTCAGTCCAAGCGGATCCATTCCAAGACTCTGTAACAGATTTAAGAGAACCAGAGGGACCACCACCAAAAGCAAGTGCCGCTGTTGCAATCCCAGCTCCACCCATTTGTCCTCTTGCGGTATTCAAATCGGCGACTTCAGTCCAAGCGCTTCCATTCCATGATTCTACTTGTGCTCCTGGCACTGCAGGATCAGCATTTCCACCAAAGAATAAGGCAGAAGTATTATCAGCTCCAGCACCATATGCAGAACCTCTTTCAGTATTTAAATCTGCAACCTCAGTCCAACTTGAACCATTCCAACTTTCAGTTTGAGCATAATCTGTAGGGTTTCCAGCGTTTCCTGAATAAGCCAGTGAGGAAGTTTGAGTTCCATTACCAGCTATGGCTTGTCTTGCTTGATTTAAATCTCCAACCTCTGTCCAACTTGTCCCATCATATTGTTCTGTTAACGCTGACATAGGTGAGGGAAGACTCCCTCCAAAAATCAATCCTGCTGTTGTAGTTCCAGAACCTGCTAAAAATCTTCTTGCTGTATTTGCAGTTCCACCACTGGACCATGCTCCTACAGTTCGTGTTGAACTCCATTCTTCTGTTGCTGCTGTAGTGGGTGGTGTTGTTCCACCAAAAAGTAAAGCTGAAGATGGATTACCGGTTCCTGCTGTTTTAGCTCTAGCTGTGCTTACATCTGCTGTTTCAGTCCAACTAGATCCATTCCATAATTCTGTTTTTGCTTGATAATTACTATTATCATCTCCTGCAAAAATTATACCAGCTGTATTGTCTGTTGCCCCGCCTGCTAATTCTTTTCTTGCAGTATTTACATTAGCGGTTTCTGTCCAACTAGACCCATTCCAAGATTCATTATTTGCTGTTAAACTTGGTGTTGCTCCAGTGGCCGCTATTGCAGATGTTTGAGTTCCTCCTCCAGCAAAATAAAATCTAGATGTACTCATATCTGCAGTTTCTGTCCAAGTTGATCCATTCCAAGATTCTGTTGCTCCTGTTAGTGAACCAGTGTTACCAGAATAATATAAAGCTGCTGGTTGAGTTCCAGCTGCTACACCACCATATCTTCCACTGTTTAAGTCAGCGACCTCCGTCCAGCTACTTCCATCCCAAGATTCCGTATATGCTCTAACAGATCCATCATATCCTCCAATACTTAAAGCTGCTGTATATGGACCTGTGCCTCCCATATATCCCCTTGCATTATTTAAATCCGCAACCTCAGTCCAAGTAACTCCATCATAAGATTCTGTTACTCCAAGGTAAGTAGTTGTGTATCCTCCAAAAGCTAAAGCGGCTGTTCCTATTCCAGCTCCTCCTGCAAATGTTCTAGCAGTATTTAAATTACCACCAGTTCTCCAAGAAGATACTTTATTTGGTATTCTATATCTAGCGACATTGTCCGTTGTATTATACCATAGCTGTCCCTCTATCGGGTTATCAGGGTTAGTGGTATAGTCCCGAACTTTAAGTCCTCTTATCTCTTTATAAGTTGACATCTAAATTTTTATTCCTCCAATGTTACATCAGCAGGTCTTGGGTTTAGCTCATCAGCTTTTTCTTCATCTGTCTGAGCGTCCCACGCAGCTTGCGCTGCCTGAACCTCTGCATCAACTAATGCCTGAGCCTCATCTTTTGTTTTGACTGCGCCCGCTACTTTGGCAATCCAAAGATTAGCATGTTTGTTGTATGCAGGAACTTGCCAAACATTAGCTGGATAGCCTC